TTTCTAATCTACCTTGACGGAAGTGTGCAAAAAATCCTGTGTTACTACTACCAGGACCTTGTGTATCATTTCTATACATAAATGCAAAGTTGTTTCCTGGAACCGGTGCTTCTTCAACTAAACTTCCGTCTTGGATATCAGTAGATACAACTTCAAACGGAGTAGTTTTTCCTTCAACAGGTTTTTCAAATGCATATACAGGCACATCTGTGTTTACACCGTTAAGTCTATATTGGTCTGTAGATATACCTGATACAGTTTCACTTTTGTTTGGCTTACCAAACACACCATTTACAGGTAGTGCTGTATTAAGTACTTTAATAAACTGTTCATACCAGTTAGCATTTGTACTATCATTCCATTGGATAGTTTGCCCTGATAAATTTGTACCATTTGAATCTAATAAATCTTCTGTTGTACTAACCGCTGTAAACTTTAACAAGCCGTTTGCTGTTTGATTTCTGCGAGGATTATAATTTAGTAGTCTTGCTAATCTTAGTACAGATTCACGTCTTTCTGCAAGTTCGAGGAAATTTTCTCTTGCGTTAAGATCAATCCTAAAGGATAAGTTTTGTCCAAGAAATGCAACTAAATCAATTAGTGCAAGGTATTCACTTGATTCAATATAATCGTTGAAATCCTCAGGATAATTAGTCCTAAGGTATTCTATCATTGTTCGTCTTAAATTATCAAAGTCGTAACTTTGAAAGTCTGCATTGCGGAAAGATTGGTATACTTTTTTCCAATCCTCTGCAACTAATAATCTATTTTGTCTATCCGTAGCTGACATCTAATTTCCTCTTATAACGTATTTATTCATAACAGTTATGTACGTATTTTATTTTTAAGCAAGTAAGCCGGCGTCTCTATCAAATTGTAATGTCATGGCTTCAGCAATGCTGTAGTTTAAATATATAAGAGTACATTCGATTTGTATACCGCTTTCATAAGTATCAACAATAACATTATCAACAACAACACGCGGATCGTAATTAATAATAGCTTCTACATTTTCTATGATAGCACTCTTAAGTTGGTCTGTTAATGGATCAAACAATACGTCCCAAATAATTGTGCCAAATTCAGGGTTCTCAAGTTTTTCACCCTGTCTAATATGAAAATGGTTAATAATGTCTTGCTTAATAACAGCAAGATCATATAGTCTATACCCTTCGTTTGCAGGATTAACTGTGCTTATAGACCTATAAGCCGCACTAGAAGCAGGCTTACTAGGCTGTTTAGCACTGCCTACGCTAACCCTTTTGTATATGTTTTTTTCTAAAGTACTCATTATGTTATATTTACCCTCTACGTATAACCAGTTTCTTTAATATTTCTAACAGAAGCAATAAAGTCTGCTGGAGCAATTCTTGACTTGTTTAGGCCGTCTCCGGCGTAGTAACTTTCCCCAGGATTAACTGTTCGTTTTTGACCTGGCTGTCTATATGTAACTGGCAAACTAGCCCATTCTTGTGCCAATGATCTACAAAATGCTTGCTCTGATTTAGAGCCTGCTAAGTATTCGTCTATTCCTCTACCTTGTAGAAGTTTCCTACATAATTTGTCTTGTGTTACTTGGTTAAATTTATCTGTTCTTGAAGCAGCACCTTTGCCATCTACTAAGTCTATAAGTGTTTTCTTAATAATCTGATACTTACCTGCAGCTGAGCTTGCTGAGCCTCGGCTTACTGACTCAGTTTGCCATTCAATAACTTCATCAATTGTAAGTTGTGTTAAATCCTTGCCAAAATAGTCTCTAGGTTTTACTCTGCTTCCGCCAAATACTGTATTGTAGCCTGCGCCTTCAGCTTCGCCAATAATATCTAATATATTTCCGTCTGGTCCAACTGTTGTAAAACGTTGCTGTGGTGCTTTGGCGCCACCATCGCTTGTTACTGATTCTACTCCGCTTGTGCCAGGTGTTGGCCCTGTGCCACTTGCTGACTCTTGTGCTGTTCCGCCAGCAAAACTTTTTCTAAATGTGTCTGGGCTACTTTGTAATACGCCATCTGATAAACTAGTTGGATTAGTTATATCTGTCCTAGTAGATTTATACATAATAGGATCTAAATTTTCATGATGTGCATAAGGTTCGTGACTTGGCATTCTTTTTACAAACGTGCTTATGTCTGATGCAATATCTGTACCTGGAGATGTTTTTGGCACTGACCACTTTGGCAAATATGTAAAGTCTACAGCGTCTTCGGAGTCTGTAGCTTCTGTGCCTGCTGTTGAAGAACCACTGTTTAAATTAATATCCGTTGCGCCATCAATTTCAACGTTGCCGCCTGTAGCATTGATATTAATTTTGCCTTCTGTTGCTGTTAAGTATGATGCTTTTCCTACTAAGTTTAGAGTTTCTACAGAATTAATAAGCATGTTTGTTCCAGCTTTTATATGTCCTTCTGCATCTGCTAGTATGTATAAATTTGTATTTGTATGATGATGTATATCACCTTCTACTAACGTTTTTTGATATCCTGTAACTTTAGTTTCTTGGTATCCTTTAACATTTGTTAAGAAGTTTGCTTCTGCTAACATTTTAGTATCAGTTGCACTTTCGATAGAAACGTTGCCTGTACCGTTGCCAGCAAAGCCATCAAATCTAGCACTTGCTCTAACATTAACATTTCTACCACCCTCAATGTTAACATCTCTATCTGCTGTTAAGTTTATATCTGCATCACTATGAATTGAAATACTGTCAGTTCCGTAAACATCAATTTTGCCATCACTGGTAAGTTCAACCCATGCTGTTCCTCTACTATTAGCAATGTAAACAAAATCTTCCGAATTGTGCATCAATATTTGATGCCCTGTACGTGTTCGTATTCTTGTTAATTCGTTATGCGGAATAGTCGGATTGCCATAAAGTTCTTCTGCTTCTACATTTGCATATGTAGGAGGTCCTGCTGATGCATGAGAAACTCTTAATAGTTTATCATCACCGTCATCCATTACTATGCTCGAGCCGCCAAGTCTGTTAACAAATTTTGAATGTTTTAATCCTGACTCGCCAACTAATCCTTTTGGTGCACCTGGTCGTTTGTCTATTGGTCCTGGTGTACTAATACCAAATACAGAACTAGGAATTTCACGCCTAGCACTTGAAGTAGTTGTACCTCTATTTTCGTCTCTAATTAATCCTTGTATTTCTAGTGATTGAGTAAAATCTTTGTTGTAGGGTTTTGCATATCTAGTTTGATCTCTACCAGTGCCGCTTTCAACTCTTTTGTTGTATTCTGCAACAGGCAATTTTAACCCTTGTATATTATCCGGAGTTCCTGGTGTTGTAAGTTCTGTAGATGCTCTACCATCAGGAATCATAAAATTCATAAATTTGTCTTGAACGCAACCTATCCAAAATCCTTGTGATACATCGCCTTCTGCAAAAATAACCATTACCCTTGCACCAACATCTGGCGGTACAAACCACATACCATAACTTTTTTGCGAACTTGCATAACCGTCATTTGCTGTAGCATGACTTATATTTGTAACACCGTAAAATGGTGACAAATATCTAACCTCGATTGTAGTACCTAAACGCTCTGGCACACTACCTGCTGTGTTAGATTTTAAAACATCAACTTTTAATGACCCCATATAAGTAGTGTCAAGATTACTAACCACTATGGCTTCATACGGACCTGTGCCGATATTTTCTAATTTTTTAAGGTTAGATCTTTTACTTTGTGCCATAGGTTTCCTATATTGCTGTTGTGCCGTTGTTACCAGTATATACCGGATCTCCGAACTCGTTATAAGTGATACCGGACTGTGTTCTAGTTACAGGTGAAGTTGTTTCTACACCCTGGTTTGTATAAAAATTAGCAATAGCTCTAATTTTATCTCCTGCTTGTACATCATATAAATCATCACGTGCTTCTGTTGGAAAATATGGTCTAAGAGTTGATTCACTAAATGCACTTGATTGGAAGTTTTGCTGATACGCCGCATACTCTGATGCTGTCAAAGAAGTAGTTCCGCTTACACGTCTAATAGCACTGTCAACATAACTTTGTTTCGGTGTACCATCTGGATTATGAGTTGCCCCATACTGTCTTATCCACTGTCTTCCACTTTGCCCAGAAGGCTTAGGTCGAACGTTTGCAACGCCGCCAGTTTCATCAGTAGTATCAGAAGTCCCAGATATCTGATCAGGCGCCCTTGGAGCGTCTGTGCTAGTACTTTCTTCTTTAGGTGCTGGCGGATTACCACCAGGAACTAAACCGTTTCTAGGCCAATCTAATTCTCCACCTTCACTTGTGGCTGCACTAAAATGCATAGCATCTGTTGCACTTTCCCAATCGCCGCCCCAGCCTAAACCATGTTTCGCAGCTAATGCACTAATTGCACTTCCTGTGCCGCCATCTGGCATATCTGTTGGTTCTGGGCCGTCTTCAGGTCTTGGTCTAACCATAGGATTTTCTGCAGCATTAATATCTATTGCCAATCCACTTGCATGATAACTTGGGCTGGCGCTTCCTCTAGATGTTCGTTGAACATATCCGCCTAGTGTACGCACTTCGTATCCTAAATCATTTTCTAACTCATCTATAAGAGCTTGAAAGTTTTCTGCGTAAACTTTTGCTACTTGAGTAGTTTTACCATTTTTAGAACGTATTGTTGCAAGCTCACCATTAGACCCATATGATTCTACAACTTCGTTTTGATTCGTCGTATTTTCTTGAGGGTCGCTACCTATTACATTTCCGTCCCAGCCTGGGTGTGGATTAAGACCCGGACAA